AACAGATAACACAAAGCTACAAGGACAAATAATGCAATACCAAAAAGAACTACAAAGAATAAACGCAAACGTAGCAAAAGGAAGCGAAGACAGCCTAATAAAACAAAACAACGAACTAGCAAAAAAATATGCACAAGAAGTAAGAACACTAAACAACCAAAACGAGATAACAGAAAAAACAAAGAACTATCAAATAGAACAAGCAAGACTAGGAGTAGTAGAGGCAAACATGAGGATAAAAATGGCAGAATCAGGAATAGAAGTAAACCAAGCACAAATAACAAAAATGGCAATGGACTTGCTAAACAAGCAAGAAGAATTAAGACAAAACAACAGATCATTAGACCAAAAAGACGTAGACAACATGCTAAAACAATGGCAGACAGAATTCAACATCGGAAGTAGCACACAAGGGGGAATAATGAATGCTATGAAAGCATTTGGAGACCTAATACCATTCTAAAATAAGGAGCCCGAGACGGGCAGGAGGTGGCACACCCTTCCATTTGAAACAAATGGCGGGGCCCGCCTACCTGTCACGTACCTCTATAAAATAAATGGTAACCCCAGAGTAAAAAAATGCCAACATTAATAATCACAATAAAAATAAACACAAAATACTACACAATAAACATACCTATATACATACCAATAATATGTGCCTATATCCAAAGATAATACTAAACAGAAAATACACAGCAAACAAAAAGAACGGAGGAATAATACCAGAATGCAAAGATGAAAGAACAAAATATGTACCAATAGGATGCACAAAATGTATGGAGTGCAGAAAACAAAAAGCAAGACAATGGCAAGTAAGACTACAAGAAGAAATAAGAGTAACTAAACACGGACAATTCGTAACACTAACAATAAGCACAAAAGAACTACTAAAACTAAACACAGAAATAACAGGAATAACAGGATATGAAAGAGAAAACGAAATAATAACACTAGCAGTAAGGAGATTCCTAGAAAGATGGAGAAAAGAATACGGAACAAGCGTAAAACACTGGCTAGTAACAGAACTAGGACACGGAACTACAGAACATATACATGTACACGGAATAATATGGACAGATAAAAAAGAAGAAATAAACAGAATATGGAAATATGGCTACACATGGATAGGAAGCTACGTAAACGAAAGAACAGTAAACTACATACAAAAATATGTAAGCAAACAAGACCTAGCACACAAAGAGTATAGACCAAAAATACTAACAAGCGCAGGAATAGGAGGAAACTACATAAATAGAGTAGACGCAGGACTAAACAAATACAAAATAAACGGAGAAACTAAAGAAACATATACAACAAGACAAGGAATAAAAATAAACCTACCAATATACTACAGAAATAAAATATACACAGAAGAACAGAGAGAACTACTATGGATAGAAAAACTAGATAAACAAGAAAGATGGGTAAATGGAATAAAAATAGACATAAGCAAAGGAGATGAAAGATACTATAAAGTACTAACAGAAGCGCGAGAAAAAAATGAAAGACTAGGATATGGAGACGATAAAATAAATTGGGAAAGAAAAAAATACGAACTACAAAGACGAAATCTAATATTCGAACAAAGAAGAGATAAAAAACTTGCGGAAATAAAGGAAATGCTTATATTCGCAGACTTAATATAAAACAAAAATATGGAACCATCAAAAACAATGCCAAAAAAAAACCGAAAGCCAAGCGCACTATTCGCTCTAAAATCGCTAAAAAACAATATCCAAAAAATGAAGGATATGAAAATGATAACGGAGCCAGAATATGAACAATTCAAAAAACTATACGGAACAATAACACAAAGATGGATAGGAGGCAACCTACTAGAATAACAATAATAGCCCTTATAGGGCTATTCGCATGTATAAACATAAAACCAACAACCACTATAATAAATGAGGTGGAATACAATAACAGAATACATAGACAGAGAGACGGGAGAGCTACTAAAAAAGAAACACCTCGAAAACGGAGAATATATAAAAATAAAACTAAACACTAAATACAAAATAAATGAAAAAAATGGAACAAGGATCAACAGATGGGAATGCGAAAAAAACAACCAACAACAAATCAAATTCACAACTAATTGAACAAAAAATAATAGAAGGAACACCATTTAATATAAATAAAGTAAATGACAAATGGTTCCTAGCACTAGGAAAATACAGACTAACAGAACTACTAGAAACAGAAGAAGAAGCAAGAGAAGAAGCAAAAGACGCAAGCTGGTTCAGAATAATGCAGGTAATACAAATAGTAATAAACGAAGACAAAAAGAAATCAGATAAGGAACCAGAAATAGAAAATCAAATAAAACTCAACTTAAACAAATAAAATTATGGGACACGAAGTAACAATAGGCGGTGAACGCCTAGGATCAGGAAAAAAGAACAAAGCCTATCTACATCACTACGAAAGAAGTACCCATGATATGGGGTACGTATGGAGAAGCACAATGGCCTCAGGGACACTAGTACCATTTATGACAGAAATCGCCCTACCGGGCGATACATTCGATATAGACTTAAACATGGATGTACTAACACATCCAACGATAGGGCCACTATTCGGGACATACAAGGTAGAAGCACACGTATTTCAAATACCAATGAGGCTATACCAAAGAGAACTACATATGAACACACTAGAAATCGGGAGAAACATGAGCCAAATAAAATTCCCGAAAATAGAAATACAAGCAGACACACTAATAACAAACGAACAAATAGACAATCAACAAATAAACCCTAGCTGCATACTAAGCTACTTAGGAATAAGAGGACTAGGGTACCCAGACACAGCAAGACCAACAGTAACAAGAAGATTCAACGCAATACCATATCTAGGATATTGGGACATATACAAAAACTACTATGCAAACAAACAAGAAGAAATAGGAGCAGTAATACACAAAAGACTACTACAAGATAACGTAGTATTCACAAGCGCAAACATAACGCAATCAATACCAAATATAGCAATACCACTGGCAACAGTACCGCCATGGGTATTCACAGAAACAACACTAACAGCAGAAAGCGTAATAACACTAATAGGAACAGGAATAGACGAAAACTTCGATCCAACAAGACTAATATTCAGAGTAAAAACCGACCTAATACAAAACCCTGACGGAGTATATATAAGGGCAACAACACTAATGAAAAACTGGGAAGTAGACGTACCAACAGGAACAATAATAGGAACAGGAATAAATGACGCGGGGCCATGGGGAGGAGCAATACCGCTAATCTGGCCAACAGGATTCGGAGGAGTAGGGTACCTAAACAATCCAATAGACGTAATAAACGACAGCGGAAACACAGAACCACAAATAAAAACATTCCCGCTAAACAACATAGACGAAATGAGAAGAAAAATCCTAACGGATATAACAGCAGGACTAGGAGTAGCCTTCGTAATAAATGACACATCAATAGAACCATTCAACCTACCACTACTAAAAAAAGACATAACAAACTTAGACTATCCAAAAAGATACGGACAAGAAGGATTAGCACTAAAAACATATAATAGCGACCTATTCAATAACTGGATAAGCACTGAATGGATAGACGGAGTAGACGGAATAAGCCAAATGACGGCAATAGACACAAGCGGGGGAAGCTTCACAATAGATGAACTAAACATGAGTAAAAAGGTATACGAAATGCTAAACAGAATAGCACTAAGCGGGGGAAGCTATGACGACTGGTTAGACGCAGTATACACACACGACAGACAAAGAAGCATAGAAAACCCAATATACTTGGGAGGACTAATACAAAATCTAGTATTCCAAGAAGTAATAAGTAACACATCAACAGCAAACCAACCACTAGGGACACTAGCAGGAAGGGGAACAATGGGACAAAAAAGGAAAGGAGGCAATATAACAGTAAAAATAGATGAGCCAAGTTATCTAATGGGAATAGTAAGTATAACACCAAACATAGACTATTCACAGGGAAACAAATGGGACACAACACTGGATTCAATGAACGACTTACACAAACCAGCACTAGATGAAATAGGATTCCAAGACCTAGTAACAGATCAAATGGCATGGTTCGACACAGCAATAACAACAGCAAATCAACCAGTATACAAAAGCGCAGGAAAACAACCAGCATGGATAAATTACATGACTAACGTCAATCAAGTAAGAGGAAACTTTGCAGACCAAGCACAACAAATGTTCATGACACTAAACAGAAGATACCAAGCGGTGGGAAATGGCACTGGAGGGTCATCAATAAAGGACTTAACAACATACATAGACCCAAGCAAATTCAACCACATATTTGCAGACACAAGAAGAGACGCACAAAACTTTTGGACACAAATAGGTGTGAACATGACAGCAAGAAGAAAAATGAGTGCAAAAGTAATACCAAATCTATAAAAAAATGGGGGGGAAACCCCCCTAATAACAAACTAAAACAACAAAACTATGTACAAAATACCAACATTCACAGGAACATCAATAAGAGTAAACCAATCAGTACAAGGAGAAACAATAGAACAAAAAATAGAAAGAATAGTAAACAACAAAGAACCAATAAAAGACGGGGCACCACTACTATACACAGATAGAAAAGAAGGAATAAAAGCAAGCACAAACATACGAACAGACAGGTTCGAGATAGCAGTAGATGCAACAGACAAAATCGCTAAAAGCTATAAGGCAAGAAGAGAAGAAAGGGCCAAAAAAGGGGAAAATTCGGTGGAAACCGAGTCAATACAAGGCAAGGAAGGAACTACCGACAGTAACAAGAAGTAGCGGTACGCATGTATTCATATATATCAAGTAATAGACTAAAGCTTATTAACCAAAAAGCACGAAAATGATAGGACAAGCAATAGGGGCAGGCCTAGGCCTAGCAACAGCCAAATGGCAAGATAAACGCCAAATAGAACAACAACAGAAACTACAAAACATGGCGATAGAAGGAAGCAAACAAATGGGGGCATACAACCAACAACTAGCGTTAGACATGTGGGAAAAAACAAACTACGATGCACAAAGAAAACAAATGCAAAAAGCAGGATTAAACGTAGGACTAATGTACGGAGGGGGAGGAGCAGGAGGTGGAACAACAAGCACACCAACAGGAAACGTGGGAGCAGGAACAGCAACAGGAGGAAGCGGAGAAATAGGGATGGGAATGCAAACAGGAATGCAAATGGAACTACTAAAAGCACAAAAAGAAAATATAGAAGCTAACACACAAAAAACAAAAGTAGACACAGCAAAAACGGCAGGAGTAGACACAGAAGCAGTAACAACAGGAATCACAGCAACTAAAGCAAGCACCGAGAACATAATAGCAAGCACAAATAAAATGAAGGCAGAAACAGATAACACAAAGCTACAAGGACAAATAATGCAATACCAAAAAGAACTACAAAGAATAAACGCAAACGTAGCAAAAGGAAGCGAAGACAGCCTAAT